TGGAAGTCGCAAAGATGAAGGCGACCTCGGTGAAGGGTTTAATGGGTAAGTACGCGAACGGAACACCGAAGCTCGTGTACATTCCCACCGGGACGTACAACTCGGTCCGAAACGCGGAGAACGTGTCCATGAAAGAACGCCAGACCCAGGCGAACACGAAACAGCTCACGAAGAACACGAGGGCGTTGGTGATGAAACTCGCCAAGGGTGGTCCCATTAAAGTCGACACCGCCTACGTCGAGGCGTTCTTGGCGGACGATGCTCACAAGATCTTCGACGCGTCAAAACTGAACGCGAACCGGTCGAAACTGAACGCGAAAATCAAGGCTGACGATGAGCTGGCAGACTTGCTCTCGAAGAACGGTGGTCCGAAAAAACGCATGCGTTACGTGAAGATCTCGGACTACGCCGACACGAAAACCAAGGCGGAGGAAAATCTGAAGACTCGGTTAGATAGAGTTCAGAAGAAGAATGTGGAAAAGCGCATGAACATCGTCGTGAAACCGAAGAATGAAAACGTGGAAAAGCGCATGAACATCGTCGTGAAACCGAAGAATGAAAACGTGGAAAAGCGTGCGAACGTGGTCACGAAACCGAAACTGACGTTGAATGTCGCCAAGAGTGAACTCAAGAAATACGTGGCACAGGGCAAGTCTCTGAACTCAGCGCGCCGACTCTTGTCCCCCAAGTATCATCCGAACAGAGGTGGGACTAAGGAGAATTTCCAAACCCTCGAGAACGCGTATGAAGCACTGAAGAAGAATGCGACAGCGACACCGAAAGAAGAAACAAAACCCAACACGCGTGAACAGTTGAAGATCGAGGCGGCGCGTAAGAATGAAAAGAATGGGTTTCAGAACGCGAGCAATAAGACGTTCAACGAGCGAAACGCGGAACTAGGTCGCGAGAAGACTCGACTGGTCCAGAGGGTGAACAAAAATATCCCGGGTGTGTTCGGTCAGTACAGGCGTACTTGGCAATCGAACATCCGATCGGCGAAGAACAAAAACACGCTTGATGCAATCGAAAAACTCCTGAACGAAAAGGTTCGACTTCGAACAGAGATCACGAATGCGAAGATCCCCGAAAAGGATCGGTCGGGTCAACTTCGATGGGTCATGCAGAAAAAGAACGACGTGCAAAAGCGACGACAGGAACTCGCCAGACAATTGAACGCAGCCAAGAAGAAGGCGAATGAGAACACCGCGGCAGCGGCAGCCAAGAAGAAGGCGAATGAGAACGCCGCGGCAGCGGCAGCCAAGAAGAAGGCGAATGAGAACACCGCGGCAGCGGCAGCCAAGAAGAAGGCGAACGAGAACGCCGCGGCAGCGGCAGCCAAGAAGAAGGCGAATGAGAACGCGGCGGCAGCGGCAGCCAAGAAGAAGAAGGACGCTGAACGTGACGCGCTCAAGATGGAGATCCGTGCTTCGAACATCGGGGTCAAGAATCGAAATCGATTTGTCCGCGATTTGAACGCCGGGAAGGATGCGTCGGGTGTGCGTAAACTTTTCAACGCTAAGAAGAAGATCACGAAATCCAAAACCGTGCAGCAGTTGCAGGCGACATCCAAAAAGCCTGCAGTCGTGCCACCACCCACACCCGCACCCGCACCCAGGGCTTTTGCTAACCTCGCGAAGAAGAAAGAGCTCGCCGGGAAGCTTCGTCTCGCGGCGAAGAAGAGTGTCGCTCAAAACATTAGAAAATCGAACCTCGGAAATAAGAGTAAAATGCAACTCCTTGGTCAACTCAAACAGAAAAAGGTCGGACCGACGCGCGTGCAGGCTGACCTCAAGAAGAAGATGAACAGTGGTGGCATGCGAGCGATTAGGGCACGAAAGCAAATGAATCAGAAATTTAGTTTCGGTGCGAAGGATACGAAGCCGACGAAGAATGCGAGTTGGAGGTTGAAATAAAATCTGACTAAATTATACAAATGGTACCACAGAACGGTAACGGTGCTGTCATCGCGGGCGTACTCCTGATCGTGATCGTCGCAATCGGCGTGTACTATTTCACTCGTCCACGCGAACAGGAAATCTCCGCCGTGGAGACGAAGAAGATCATCAAGGGTAAACAGACGCCCGAACAACTCGAACAGGAGTTGCGTGATTTGAAAAACAGAATAGGTAACGCCCAGAGCGAGGAATACCGCATGTACGAAGGTTACGTTGCCCCAGGAAACCCTGGGATCACCGTCGCGGGGACCATCATGGAAGCCATGATCGACGTCGCGGTCGCCGTTCTCGCGCAAGAGAACACGCGTAAAATCGCCATCGGATTCATCAAGGATGAAAAGGATGCGGAAGTCTTCGCGAAGGCTATTCGCCAGTTCGCCGACGATGCGATCGAGCTCATAGAGAAAACGAACTTCTTCAAGTGCGAAGGACTCGAGAAGGATCCGTGTTTGAGAGCTCAAATCGATCAAGACGCGATCGACGGTGTGATTAAAACGTTGGTATCGAACAGTGTCGAAAACACGCTCGTCACGCCAGACATGATGGACGCGAGTGCGAACATACTCATTCAGCAAATGCAGCGCGTTGGTCGATCGGAAATTCCTAAAAAAGAAGAGATCATCTCCATGTATAAACAAGAGTGGCAGCGATTTTCATCCAGAGAAAAGGGTAAAGAAATTAATGAGGGTGAGGGTGAGAGTAAGGCGAGTAAGGCTGAACTCGCCGTGGATGCTTAAAAGACTCGTCATTATCACTATTAGCAAACCATGTGCGATGTTTGCTGTGAAAAGTATAATCAAACTTTTCACCGAAAACTGACCTGTTCCAAGTGTGATCACGAGTGTTGTCGACGATGTGCACAGACGTACTTGCTGTCGACACATGACGACCCGCACTGCATGAAATGCAAGGCGAATTGGTCGCGTGCATTCGTGGACTCGTGGTGTTCAAAGGTGTTCAGAAACACCGAGTATCGCAAACACAGAGAAGAAAGTCTGTTCATTCGCGAGCAGCTTTTTTTTCAAGAGACGCAAGTCATCGTCGAGCGCTTAATACGGATTCGAGAATTGCGTGAAGCCCTGTGGTTGCAACGAGACACGCTCGTGTTTCTACATCGCACGGAGGCGAGTCCGCACGTGGTCGAACAGGAGGTTCGAAAGTTTGACGAGATGTATCACGAACTTCATGACTTGGAGCACCAACATGAAATTTTGACGTCCGAAACCACGCGACGGTTCACGCGTAAGTGTCCAACTCCGACGTGTAAGGGGTTCATGAGCGTTTGGTCGGATGATAAAAATCACTATTGTGGCTTGTGCAAGAGTGTCTACTGTGATGAATGTAATCACGTGTACGAAGACGGTCACGTGTGCGACAAGGACGCGCGATCGACGTTTCAGCTCATTCAGCGCGACAGCCGACCGTGTCCAAAGTGTGGTGAGATGATCACGAAGATCATCGGTGGGTGCGATCAAATGTTTTGCACCGGGTGTAAGACCGCCTTCTCGTGGCGCTCGGGTGAGATCGAAACCGGTCGCATTCATAATCCGCATTTTTTCGAGGAGAAGCGCGCGGAAGGGACCGTGAGTCGTGAGTTGGGTGACATACCGTGCGGCGGTCTTCCAAGTTTTAGAGAGCTCCGAGAGATGGGTGCACCGGAGATGATGGTGCGTTATAGAATCATGATTGGATCCGTGGAGCGGCAGTTGATGTGGATAGGAAACGCCACGGAGACCGATAATAGACGAACACACACACAGCATCACAGGATTCAGTTCATGGCAAACCTCATCACGGAGAAACAGTTTAGACAAGTGATCCAGTCGGTCGACAAAAAGCTCCAGAAAGATGCAGAGGTGAAGGATTTGTTCGAGATGATGTTGAATTGCACGAGTGATCTTCTACGTCAATACGTCGTACATCCAGAGCATCACGGCGTCGTGTGGGACCAACTCATCGCATTGCAAAAGTATACGAACGACGTGTTGATGAACAGCATCTGGACGAGATATAATTGTGTCACGCCCAGCGCATTGTATTTTTAATTTCGATCGTAACATTAGAGATGCAAGAGTACGCACTGCTCCTATCCGTGATCGTGTTCGTGACGCTTATCATCCCCAGATACAGAACCCCGGTGATGTACGAATCCGTGGTGACACCCGACGAGTGCGCGTACATCATGGACAAGGCGCGAGACAAGCTGAAACCTTCGACGGTCGCGCTCAGCAGCGTGAAAGATGCAAAGGTGCGCCAGAGCGACACCGCGTGGCTCACCACCGACGACGCGATGATCAATGACGTGTGCCGTCGATTGCTCCGAACGTGCGATCGCCCGTTCGAAAACTGTGAACAGCTTCAGGTCGTGCGATACAAACCAGGTGGGTTCTATCTACCGCACCACGACGCATTTCAGGAGACGAAGAATCGCCGCATGTACACGTTCATCATAGGTCTGAACGATGGGTACGAGGGCGGGGAGACCGCGTTTCCGAATCTCGATCGAAAATACAAGCTCAAGCAGGGTGACGTCCTCATGTTCGACACGCTAGACAACTACGGGATGATAGCCTCGGATGCCCTTCACGCGGGGTTACCGTTGGACACTGGTGAGAAATGGATCGCGAATTTGTGGGTGCACACGTATCCGTATAAAGCAGACGCGTGATTCATGAGTAATGACGCTCGACGTTAAAGAGCTCGCACAGAGAATCTGGGACGAGCTCGGTCCAGGGTACAGCGAACGGGTGTACCACAACTGCATGGAGGTGTTGTTGCGGAAGAACGGCACACCCTACGAATCGGAACGCATCATCCCGATCTGCTTCGATGGGCACACGGTTGGGAATTTACGAGCGGACATCATCGTGAATTCCGAATTGGTTTTGGAATTCAAGGCGGTGGCGAAGCTCACGGATGCGGCGGAGACGCAGGCGTGTCAATACCTTCGACTCTTGGGTCTGACGAAGGCGTGCGTGATTAATTTTGGGAAGGAGTTGGAGGTCAAGAACGTCGCGCTGTTGTGAAAAGCCACATGTGCTCGGGGCGAGGTTCGGGACTGCCCGGGTCGAAGTTCATGTCACCCAAATATTTATTTTGTCGCACGTACCCGAATTCTTCGAGGAATTTGGGAATCGGGCTCTTGTCGTAGCCGTGGATCTCGATCAGAAGCATGGGTTGGTGTTTCGCCAAGGTCTTCACGGCACCCTCGAGGACTTCCATCTCGTGATGTTCGACGTCGATCTTGATGATGGATGGGGTGCCGTGATACACGTCGTCCAAGCGGTCGCGCACGGCGGGGATGGGGTCGGTGCCGTAATCGACCAGGGACGTCCCACCGTAGTTCATCAACCCGTGTTCTTTGGGCGGAAGGTGTAACTCACACGCACCTTTCCCCGAAGAAAGGGCGATCGGGTGCACGGTCACCGCGTGTCGGAGTGCATTCTCTGCCACGTTCTTCCTCACCACCTCGTGGAAGACCGGTTCGAACGCGTGCACGGGTCCGTAGTCCGAGAACATGAGGGTGTTGTACCCGATGTTCGCCCCGATGTCCAATATGTCGGTGTTTGGTTTGTAATGTCCGATGATATCGCGTCGCATCCACCCGTCCCATTCGTGTCCCGCGGCGATCGTTCGTCCGATGTATAAATCGTCGCGAATCACGTGTACTTTGTAGCGCCCGTTGTCGACGAGTCGAGTCTCGACGTTGAACGTCATCTAAGATTTCGATTGCATAAAAATTACAAATCCTGGGCGCACGCATCGGTCGCGCCGTCTTCTTGGGATTCTTTTCGAGCGTTCATCGCGAGTAATAAGAAAGGCAACACCCGAGCGATGTCTCGCCATTCGTTGCTGTTTTCGATGTAAAATTTTTCGGGGTCCGCGAGTCCTTCGGTGAGGATTTCCTCCGCGCGTTTCATGTGAAATTTAGCTTCTTGCACGCAGTACGCCGTGTATTTGTCCATTACTACAAATCGAGGTGCTATTCTTTAACAGGTGGGTACGTACTGCCACTTGAGATCCCCACAAATGAGTTCCCAAATTTTGTCCTGTACGGTGAGCTTCTCCCTGGATTTCAGCAAACTGAAATATGGCAGAAGGTGATCCTCTTCGAGGAGTTCGAGACACTTGTACGTGACGAAGCTGTAGGACAGGAAATTCTTCCTGTTCGGCGCCACCTTCGTGACGTGCCTGTCGAACGGCTCTTGGATCAGGGCAAACATCTGACGGAGTTGTTCCTCTAGATACTGACTGAGCTTGGGTGGTTGCACCCCGGTGATCATGCTACAGATGGTCGGCACGTGTTCGAAGTATTTGTTGTACCGACACTTTTTCAAGATCCCCCGAACCCGCGGTTGATTGATTTCTTCGCACGAAACGATTTTCATCTTCTTCAGTTCCGCGCGCACGGCGTCGATGACTTCGTCGGGTATGCGAGTCTGTTCCTGCGCCTGAAACGCCGAGATGTATTCGTTGAAATGATTCTGGCGCTTGTACGAGTACACGACGATCTTCGACGTTTCTTGTTCTTCCCTGAACGTCAACTCCTCGCTCATGATCTGCTGCTTGCACACGGCGCCACACTTTTCGCACACTAATTCACTCGTGTCCGGGAACCACACGAGTTTGCTCTCCGGGTCGTCCTCGTCGCACACTCGACACTGATCGGTTATTTTTTCGACCGGTCGTGGAAGATTTTCCCGTTCGACGTCGATGAGGTAATCCAGGTAGATGTCTTTGCGCTGCAGACCTCTGGTCTCGGTGACGTTGAATATGTTGTCGTCGTTGGTCGTCGACGCCTCGGGGTGTTCGTCGTCGTCGTCGGCGTACGCCTTCATGAACGGCATGCATTTGATGATGTAGTCGCTCATGGCGTCCTCGTGCATCTTTCTGTTCGTGGGATCCTGTTCGATCCGGTCGCGAAAATCGGCGATCTTCCGGTCGTATGAGGTTAAAAAATTCCCATTCATGTTAAACTAAATGATGTTGAATCTTTTAACTTACGCATGGGGACTGTATCGACGACTGACCACCCCGAGAGATTATGAAATTTACCACGAAGATCTCGAGTACTACGTCGACCCGTCCGTGAAGTATCAAGTCGATGATCCGTTTTGGACGTGTGAGAGTCGTCATTGGGCGTCGATGCACGCCATGTACTCGGACGTGCGCGGTAAGAAATACCGAAACACGGACGTCCCACAGTGCGTGACCAAATTCATCATCCGCGTCAAATATTGGTACCACGGGCGCAAGTACACGTTCATCACGGACGACATAAACTACACGTTCCCACCGACCAAGGACGCCACCGGAAGCATGGTGTTCGCCATGCCAATCGTGCACGCGTGCTTGCTCGACCACGACGACAAACCGGTTCGAGACGTCACGACGAAAATCAAGCGCATCGCCGGTCCGAGATATGATTTCCACAATCAACGAGTCGCGATTCGAGACGTACTATTCTTCGATGAAGACGCGTTGAAGTGTGATTTTCCAAAAATTAAAGTTACAAACGCGCTCGGTCAGAGCTCGATCTCGTCAACGCTCACGGATTACACGACTAATCTGAGTCAATTTTGCTAGCCAAGTAGAACGATAATGAACCAAGACAAGCCACGTTATACACAATCTTCAAAAATCGATTCTCCTTTTCCTGCATGAGTTGCATGGAACTGCACATGCTCGCACTCTTGGCGAAGATGTTCAGGTACTTGAGCGAGAACAACCCGGACAGTTTTTCATCGATCGTCTCCACGGTTTCGATTTCCGTGTCCTGGGACGCGAAGTCGCCCTCGCACTGAAATCGAATGCGATTCTTCTCGCGGGTGATGACGATCTCGCCGCTCGAGACGTGGTTCATGTCGCGCAGCAGACGTTGGAAATCCACACTCGGGAGCGTGGTGATGATGTTCATCGCGATTTCGGGAAGAGTGATTCGCGACTCGTTGATGTCCAACAATTTCAGCGCGAACTCGGTCTTGCTTTTCTTGTCCTGGGATTCGATGGTGATGTTCAGAAACTCCTTACTCGTGATCGCGAGCTTGAGTACGTCGTTGCTCGATATCGTTTTCAGCAGTTTGAAACAGTTCGCAATGTTCACGCCCGCGATGATTTCCTCTTCGTCGCAGACATATTCTTCGAAATTCGAGGCGTGGAGTTGAAGGTCGATGAGCGACGTCCTCGCGGTGTCCAGACACGTGATGAAGACCCCCGACGGACGGAACATGATGTTCACATCGTTCAGGATGTCCTTCAGCGTCTCGAAGGTCGATTTGAAAGCACTCGCTTGAACGGTCGTCAAGCGCACGGGCATGATTCTTCTACTTCGTCTGCGATCGTACTCTTTATGTCTGGTACTGAACCGCCTGTACTTGTTTTTTAATTTTTGCTTCAATCTCGGGTGTCATGGGTGCCGCCAGAGACGTGCCGTAATCGTCCAGACAAAACAAATCGCCGTCTTCTTCGCCGTCGATGCTCACACCGCACGTACCTCTGAGCGAACAGTTTGTGATTTCGTCGGGTGGCAACAGACTCCGAAGCCACGCCTTGATTTCCTGACCAACGAGGAATTTTTGGTTCTTCGTCAGAAGCGTCGGCACTCGGGTGATTTGATTTCTGTAGTGAGGGGGTATGGGCTGGGCGTGAATGTTGTGATAACTCACGAGCGACTTCAGCGCGGGGTGTTTTTGAATGAACTCGATGATGTCGTTGCAATGCTCACACTTTGGACTGTAGAGGAGGAGGGACATGCTCTGATATATCGGTCGAGATTTTCTCAAAAAAATTTCACGCGTTAGGTTATAATGAATTGGTGGGTCATCGCACTCATCGTGCTCGTTGTGTACGCGATCACCACCATGCAACCCAGGACGGAGGGCTATCGAGAGATGTTCGGGTTCGCCGGACACCAACAGCGCGAACAGATCAGATTCAAGGATCCCGCGTACAACGTGTCGTCCTTGCGACAGACCGAGGCGAAGGTCACGAACGACATCATGAATGAGCTCGTCACGAAGACGCTCGCGGAGATTCAAAACCGCACCGGTGCGTGCTGTCACATCATCGAGACCACCGCGTTGAAGTATTACACCGGCGCCAACAACGTATACAAGGTGCAATTCATGTGCGTGGAGACGGGTGGATTCCCGTACGCGTTCTCCGTCGCGGCGACGCTCGTGATGAAGGGCGACATCGCGACCGTGGTGTCTCTGCGTTCGCAACCGTTGGACTCGGAATCCCCGTCGAACGTGAACGCCTTTGAAAACGTCGCGGGGTCGGGTGCGGAGTTTTTAGATTTCGAACTCGTTCAGGACATGTCGCAGATCAACCTTACGAATGAGTTTAATATGGTCAAAAATAAATTAGTTCAATAATTAGGATGCTCTTAGATGAGATACGTAAGATTGACGAAAAGAAGCTCCAACTGAAGAAGGAGTTGTACAAGAACATTTACGACCAGTTCGAGCGAAAGATACGTCGCGCGGTTCAGATGGGACAGAAAAGCACCGTCCTGCGAGTGCCAGGGTTCGTCGTCGGGTATCCACCGTTCGACGTCGAGGCGGCGGCGCGTTACTTGCACAGACAGTTTACCAGGGGTGGGTTCGAGGTACAGGGCGTGACGACCACGGATTTGCTCATATCGTGGGACGTGCGCAAGAAGAAATCACACAAGAACGTCACCACCGAGGACGACGACGCGAGTGAATTCCCATCACTCATGAATCTTAGGAAGATTGCGAACCAATGGAGGAACGCGTGAACCCAGGGCTTTTTATCTCTGCGAACAGATTAAAATGGACATCAACGTGCTCGTCGAAGCGAAGCGTGAATACACGAACCAGCTGTGTTTGATCATGATTCCTCATTTGATCAACGCGTTTCAAGACATGTACGAGGAAGCTGTTCGCGAATCAAAAAATCGCAAGCCGCTCATCATGTTCCAAAAGTATCTCAAGGAGGTTCCCAATTTCAGCTCGAGCATGTCCCAAAAGCACGCGGCGGAAATCACCGCTCGATGCAATTGGTTCAACGATTTGCTCGCCGCGGTATTCGTGTCGAGCGTGAAGATTTTGTCGTCCGTGCGCCTTCGCCCGGAGACTGGAAAGAAGATTTCGGTCAAGGTGCCGACCGAGGAGATTTTCGTCCAGAGCGTGTTGAACGCGTGCGCGAAGAACCTGTACCGCGATCCTTACATTTACCACGAACAGATGAGCGAGTACGACAGGGATGATCAGTTGACGAAGCGATACACGACTGCGATCGAAGACACCGTCAAGGACTTGTTACCGGTTCAGCAGATTCTGTCGACGTACATGCACAACGACACCACGAGTGATGATCGCGAGATCGATCTCGGTGCGGAAGTTCAGGACGAAGACCCCGAAGAGGTGGAAGATCACGAGGAAGAACTCGACGACGCCGAGGAATTGCCGATGCAAGACGTTCCAGCACCCGAACTGGAACCCGCGGTGCCGCAGTTGCAGGAATTCAAGGACATTCACGGCGTGACCACCCAGAACTCGACCCTTCCGCCGGAAATGGATCACGAAGAAGAACCACATGCCGCCGAACAGCCGATGGATCAACAGCCGATGCGCGTCGCCACCCCTGCACCGCCAGCACCGATGGCACAGCCGTCGTCGTTCTTCGACGACGCCCCGGACACCCGAGTAAAAAAACCTAACTACATGTAACAATGGAACTCAGCGAGGCTCTTCGCGACCCGATGTCCGCGGCGATGATCGGCGGTCTCATCACGGCTGGCTACATTCACGTCAAGGCGAAGATGAACAACGAAGGCGTTCTTCAGACGCACCAGTACACGAAACCCGCCGTGCTCGTGGCACTCCTCGTGTATTTTATCGTCAGTCAGGGCGTGGGTGCGAAAGAATCTATCAGCACTGAACCGTTCTGAAGTTAAAGATTTGTGCACACTACAAATCACAATCAAAACACCATGGCGTCCGTTGGTGCCTTTGTGCAGATGATGGAAGATTTTCTTACCGAACTCTCGAAACTTTTCCCGGAAGAAAAGGGGATCACGAAGTTCATGACCCAATTCGATCTTCTCAAAAGCACCAACCCGAGGAAATGCGTCGAGACCTACATGACCGGCATCGCGCCGTACGTGGGACTCATCACCTCCAAGGACGAAACTTTATTCCAGGAACTCGAAAAGAGCGAGTACCTCAAGGATCTCAAATTGTCCAAGAATTGGTCATCCATCAGTGAACACTCGAAGGGATGCGTCTGGCAGTATCTTTCGACGCTGTACATGCTCGGCACGACCATCGTGAGCATTCCGTCCGAGACGTTGGCGGCGATCGAAAACATCGCCAAGGACTGCGCGAATAAATTGGAGAATTCCGAAGGAGGAGGTCTCGATCAGGACGCATTGATGAAAGCGATGAGCAACATGCTCGGAGGCATGATGAAGCCTCAATAAATAAATCTTAGTGATATGTAATATGACTACCTGGTTCGAGTCACCTAAGGAACTTGTGAGAGCCGACCGCGTGTCCCAGTTCTGGCCAAACTCCAGTCAGCACCCAGCCGATCGCGTGAACGCCGCCTCGAGGTTTATCATCTACGCTGCGTGCGTTCTGTATCTCATCAGACGCGACGTGAGAATTTTCGTTCTCGCCGCGACGTGTTTGGGTGTGTTATACGCCATGTTCAGGAACGACATGGTCACGAGTCCGGTCGGCTACCCGACGACGTCCGGGGAGAACGATCACTTCGCGTGTGAGATGCCGACGCCGGAAAACCCAATGCAAAATCTCATGATGCACGAATACACCGACAAACCCAATCGCAAGCCGGCGTGCTATTACCCGACCGTGAAGCCGTTCGTCGACAGAATGATGGACGACACGTTCAAGTTCGGTCCGGGGCGTAGCAGAACCCCGCTTCCAGAGCATCAGAGAAGATTCGCGGCGCGTCAGTTCGTCACCGCACCCGTGAGCACGCTCCCAGGTGACCAGACGGCGTTCGCGGAGGCGTTGTACGGCACCAAGGGTGGTCCAATGTGTCGGTCGCACCCGGAAGCGTGCAGCCCGAACATGCGAGGCACGCAACTCGAGGCATTCAGCGGGTTGCACATGAGTGGTGCGCGTCGATAAAAAATAATCACGTATAACATATATGGCGCAACAACTCCAGCCCGGACTCAAGCTCGTGGACGACGCGGGATCGCTTCCGGCGCAGCCCGCCACGGATTCCTTCTTTGCCTACCCCCAAAGCAGCAACTTGAACTACGGCGTCCGCCCGAACGCGTTCTTGTACGGCACCGCCCCGGCGATGTTCGGCAAGGGCGCACCCGCTCGTTACATCGAGACGGACGATCAACTCCGCCCACAGTCGACGAAGACGTTCAACAAGAAATTTGCGGAACCGTACAGACAGCAACTGCACCCACTCATGAACGTCGATTGCAAACTTCCTTTGCGCACCGTGGATTTCGAACCCGCGAGCAGCCGTGCCCAACTCCAGAACAATCTTTTCGATCAGCGCTATCAAATTAGAAAATAATAATGTTGCCAATTAATAACAGATGGCGGATCCCCTGTCTCTCCTCGCAGTGGCAGCTTTGGTCTACACGGGACGACAACTTTCCGAAAAATCGGAACCGCCCCAGAATGCACCACAGCCTCCGCTTCTCCAAGAAGAGCAAGAAGAAGAAATCGAGGTCGAAGATGGTTTAGATTACGACCTAGGAAAGCGTGAAATGGGGAGCTTCGCCACGGTCGCTCCACAAAAGCGAAGCTCGGGTGGCGAGATGTTGGAAATGCGAAACCGCATGTACGACACCGGTCGCATGGGGAACGTGTCTCCAGTGGAGCGTCAGCTCGTCGGTCCTGGCTTAGGTTTGGACGCGAACACGCCCGCGATGGGGGGCTACCAGCAGCTCTTCCGCGTGATGCCCGAAAACGTCGGCGCGTACAGACTCACGACCCTTCGCGGTGGCGCCGGTCCGGCATTCGATCACACCGGGGGTCGATCCAGACAGGCGTCCATCGTCCAGAACAACAGACCGGAGAAGACCGCGTTCCTTCCCGATCGCCTTCCACCCACGGCTGGTCGCGCGGCGGTCACGGCGAACGTGGTCAGGAGCGAACACGAAAAGACGAAGCGGACGACGAACCGAAGTCAAACCGGCATGCGCGCGGATGGTTTGGACAAGGGCGCGGCGAAGCGTTTCATCAGCGCACAGACCGTGCCACAACTCCCAACGCGTTTCAAGAGCGACGCCAACACCGATCCGTTTTGGCACGTCAACAACCCACAACCGGGCATTCATTCGTTCCACGGTGGCTACACCGTATCTCCCGCGGCACAGGCTGTCGCGAAGACGAACGAGGAACTCATGCGCTTGGGGATGCGTCCGGAGGACAAGCGCGGCATGGCGGGTCGCGTGAACAATCCGGGTCGGATGAACGTCCGAGGTCATCCGTCGCAACAAGGCGGTGCCCTCACGACGGTCCGAGCGGACGTCAACTCCGGTCGATTCAACGCCGCGAACGGGGCGTGGACCCAAGACTACAAGCGACCGATGTTCCAAGACCTCAACGCGTACAAGGGGAACGCCAACCCGTACGCGTCGCCGAACGCACTCGATCTCGCCAAGCGACAGCTCGTGCAAAATCCGTTCGCGCACACGCTGTCCGCAAATTAATTCCGAATATACTTCATCATCATGTTTGAGCGTCTGACGCAATATTTTAAAGCACGCCACCCCGCGCTCTACACGAGATCCATGAGCTACATCTGGGGTGAGTGAAGTGATCTTACTAACATTTATAATCTCCCTAAATGTTAGATGGATCAGACCGCGTTCACAGTGGACGTCGACAGTGGCGAAAGGGATCCCGTGTTGTACAGCACCGCGAACGATTACGTCGTGCCACTCAAGACACCCCTGTACGACGTGACTAAGATCGAGCTCGTGTCGGCGAGGATTCCACACCAATCCGTCGTGCACGATTACAACAACACATTCACGATCGAGATCGACGCCCTCGCCTCGGACGGCATCACCACAGTACCCGACGCCGGGTCGTACGACATAACCCTCACCGACAGAGAATTCAGCAGCGGCACGGTGTTGAAGGATCACGTGTTAGCTCGGATAGTGGCGGCTGGGATAACCACCGTGGATCTGGTGGAGTGGCGATCGACGAGGCAATCGTTGAAATTTTCAAACGTCGCGTCCACGGGTGGTCTGAGTTACAATTACACATTCAAGTTCAACACCGGTGTCGACGGGTGGTCCACGACGACGAAGAATCGCACCACACCCAATCAAGTCATGGGATTCACGGCGGCGGATCAGCAATCGATCGATGGCGTGATCGATCAGGAGGGTCGGGTCAATTTCGAACACGCGACGAAGATGTACGTGTTGAAGATTTCCACCGGGTCTGACGAATTCAATCAAGACTGTTACACCGACACGCCGTTCTACACGGGCACGCTCCTGAACACGACCGTCGATCCGAGCGAACAATTCATGTTCTATTCGGGTCAGGATGACATCATCTTACATGAGTTCATTCGAGGACCACAAAAAGCCGTGGACACGCTGAGAATACAGTTCTTCAGTCGAGAGAATAACAAACTCGTGCCGTGTGACTTCCGATCGCAAGATCACGCGTTGAAATTCAAGATCACGGGAAACCTCGATCGCACCCTGAGCCTGCCGAAGGTGGTCGAAGAGGACGTGCTGGAACTGCCGCCACCAATAAACATTCCGGGATTGAACGGACGTGTTTATGACTGGAAAAAGTATGTTCCTTTGGTTGTGATTCTCTTCATCGGATTTGTCCTGATAAAGATGCTTAGCGCGTGAGCGCGAAGGTCGGTTGTTGCGGCTTGGTCACGCGCTTGGACATGCGAGACACGGTCAAGAACACCAACACGGACAAGAGCGTCGTGAGAAGGGCGGTGATCGCGTTTTGTGCCAAACCGTTTTGGCGACCCGGGATGATACGGGTGACGGCGAATCGCGCGAGATCAGCCCACGAAATAGCCGCCGCGAAGGCGAAGCCACCGACGAGAGAGTTCAAAGATTGAGCTTCAACTTCTTGGGCAACGAGGACGACTTGCTCTTGAGCAGACATGGGTGTAGTATATAGATCGTGGAGAAAAAAAATACTCACTCTGGGAGCAAAGGTTCCTTCGTGATAATTTTTTTGTATTTCACAACTCTCCTGGTGCTCGTGGATGCCGCGACGACGCCGTCCTCCTCTTCCTCCTCTTCGTCTGAATCTTCCGAATCTTCCGACGAAGAAGAGTCCTCGACTAAGCACTTGAAACTCGCGGACGACGTGTCGTACCCCTGGGGTTCGTCGACTCTACCCCATGAAGTGCTCATTACTATTGATCGCATTAAAAAGATATTGTTCAGCAGGCGATTCTGGATTCCACTCACCCCACGTGTCCACCGCCTGATTCACCCTGGTGAATGTGTCGTCGTCGCCGTCGTATCTCGTGAATCCATCTTCGTCCGTCTCTTCGACGATGTCGATGTCGTCGTCGTCGTCGTCCCCGTCGTCGTCCCCGTCGTCGTCCCCGTCGTCGTCGTCGTCGTCCTGAATGATCGATCCGATGTGTTCTCCGACGGTGTAGCGAGCACAATACTTGAGAGCGTACTCGAAATCCTTCGCCGTGATCGTGTCCCTGCCACACGCGCCGCAGTACTGCGCGGCTAAGATGAACGACTTTTCCATGACAGGGGTGATGATGTCTATGGCTGTTTGTTCAAAATCCATACTTATCTGTTATCGTCAAATAAAGTTCGTCCATATCCCCCGTCGACGCGCAAGACGTTCGTGGACACGGCGATCAATCGTATCTGTCTGGAATAATTCGGATTCGGGTGAAGGACCAAGTCGACCAATTGATCCTTTATGAAAGACATGTTGACCGCCCCGGACGGCGTGTCCTTCTCGGGTTCGAGCGCCCACGAGTAACTGTAGAATCTTCTGATCAATTGGGTCTTACTGTGATGCATGCCACCCATGACCGCCTTGAGGAACAGCGCGTTCCCGGTGATCGTGTCCAAAACCGGTGTCCCATCGAACGTCAGACTCATGCTCTTGAGATGTTCGTACAACACAAGACCATCTTCGGCGGTGTATTTTCCATATCCAGTGCCACTGTTGGTGGTGATGTTGTCGAAGTCCAGTGGCGAACAGAACTGCAATTCCTGACCCAAGTCCTCGCGTTGAATCACACACAGGAGCTCCTTGACCGGATTCGTGAACGAGGTGCGCACGCGCGTCGTGGTCACGCCCGCGGCGACCGTAAATATCTCTCTCTGGTATTGGTGAATCACGTAATCCACGGGTGTGTGCTGAAGTTTCAAGCGTTCGAATTCGTCCACGAAGACCACCTCGGCATCGAGCGTGAAGTCCACGAGATGGATTGGACTCGAAAGCGTCGGTCGCGTGGCGTTGTCCACGTCGGGGTCTGCGCTGATGTTTTGATAGGACACGACGAGTGGGGCGTAGTCTCGAAGCTTGACCTCGACGAACACCTCCTGTTTGTAGAGCGCGCACAGGGGCACGGCGAGGTGCGGCTTCATGTAAAACCAAAACGGGAGGTCGACGATCCATTTCGTTTCAGTCGTCGCTTGGCTTCCGAGGTAATACAAGATGGATTTGCTTCCGACTCTCGTGCCCGCCGAGCGGATCGGGTATTTTCCAATCAATTGCGCGAGCGCGTTCTGTTTCGTCTGCGTGACGTGATGTTCACTGTGTATGGTCAATTCGTCACTCGTCAACCGCTGAATCACGACGTCGCCCATGATGAAATCCACGCGTTCGATGATCGCGTGTCCTATGGATTCGACGTATCCAGTCGCGGATCGATTCGTCCGCGGTAACGTCATCCTGAATGCGAGATTCGTGAGCACGTCCCCGATATTCGATGCGAGCCTGAAGCGAATCGTCTGCCCGAAATCGGGTTTACCCTCGCCGAGATGTTGCAGATTTACAGTCTGCATGGCGAACGCGGTGTGTTTGTGAAATAACTCCTTGAACGGCGTGTATTCTGGGTCATCGATCAAGTACGAATCTCTCGACCCTTCGCCAGAAACCTGGAGCTGAGTTCGACCAGCCATTCTACTATTAGCGATCAGAATTTTAAACCACAAATCCCATCGGACACGGTGAGGACGTTGTAATTCTTCGCCAACACTCGAACGATGTTGTCGTACCCGGCGTACGCGGGCTCCTGTCGGATCTGAACCTTGAGCAACTGGTGCGCCACGCGACTGAAATTCACCTGACCCGTCGGGTAGTACACCTCGGGTCGAAGCGCCCAACTGTACACCCCGAAACACCCCTGGATGGTGTGGTTGAAGACGATGTCTGGATCGGCGTCGGGGGCGACCTCGATCGTGGACACGGTCTGAATGATCGGACAATTCACGTGACGTCGAAGAGGTATCTCGTAGGTGAGGTATTTGTAGTCGTGATCGAAGACGACCTCGTTGTTGAAGCGCAACTCGACCCGTTCGATTTGGTTCAGCGTGCTCGGAAAATTTGCCACCACGGACGCCTTACTCCGCGAGAGGAAATACATTTCCTTCACGGGATGCTCGAATTTCAACAACACGCTCTTTTCCGTCGCGCCGTACGGGATCTCGAATTCCGCCTTCTGGAGCTGGGTGATGCAGTAGTGCAGCGGAGTCGTCTTGTAATAATTGCGTTCGTCGTCGCCGACGTACGCGAACTCGCAGTCCAGACTCATGTTTTTGATCTGTGCGGTGACACCCGGGACGTAGCCATAGAAGATCATCTCCGACAGCGGTCGGAGCTTCAATCGGACTTCGACGATCTGTTTCGTGAGCGCTACAGTTGGAATGCTCAGAGCGCTCGTTCGATGAAAATAGAAGGGGATGTCCAGAAAATACGTGTACTGACCGGTGTACGACAGAAAATTCCCGTGCCCTGAAAGGAAATACTCAGTCTGTTCGATGTCGTCCGACGTCATCGTGAGTTGCGAATTCATGTAAATGTATTCGCCTGTGATACGCTCGATCGTTTGCGACCCGATCACGAGGTCTGCGTACTCGATCAAGTGACTGATCACACTTGGTGGGTAATAATTATTGTTCCACTCGTCCGAGAAATCGGGCTTTGGATCGGTCAGGGTCACGCGGAGCGTCATGTTTCTGATGAGATCGCCGCGACTTGGATCTATCAGGGCGGTCACGTGCTTACCGAAATCAATCGAGCCACCGCCTTCGAATGGAATCTCGATTTGCTCGACGCTGAAAGGCGTGCTCCTTTTGTACCGCTTCAGGAAGTGACTGTACGACGGTTTGCCGACGAGCCAGCCATCGAGCGAACCCGTGGCTGCTAATTTCAATCTGCCGACTGTCGACATCTACGATTAGCTCACAAAAGTTTTCGCGTCAGAGTCGGCACATTCTTTGCGTGACACATAGTAGTATGAGCATGAACCTGCAACTCAAGCGATTCAACCCGAAGACGATGCCCGACGACGCCGTGTGTGTTTTCGTGGGCAAGCGTCGCACGGGTAAATCACAGCTCCTCAAGGACATGATGTATCACAAGAGATACATCCCGGCGGGGGTGGTGCTGTCGGGCACGGAAGAAGGGAACTCGTTCTTCGGGGCGTTCGTGCCGGATTTATTCGTGTACGGGGACTACGACAAAGAGGCGCTCGAACGGGTCGTCGCTCGTCAAAAGACCATGATCGCGAAGAATAAGTGCCAACCCGCGTTCGTCGTGCTCGACGACTGCATGTACAATCCATCGTTCCTCAAGGACAAGATCATTCGTCAATGTTTCATGAACGGTCGACACTGGAAGCTGTGGTTCGCGCTGACCTTGCAGTACTCCATGGATTTACCACCCAGTCTGCGCGCGAATTGCGATTACGTGTTCGTGTTGCGGGAGAACGTGCTGGCGAACAGGGAACGTCTGTGGAAAAATTTCTTCGGGATCGTGCCCACGTTCGACATGTTCTGTAAGATTCTCGACGCGACGACGGAAAACTACGAGTGCTTGGTGTTGGACAACACGTCCAAGTCGAACAAACTCACGGATTGTATATTCTATTACAAAGCGGATTTGCGTAAAAATTTCAGAGTAGGGTCGCCTAAGTTTTGGAGCATACACAAGAAAATGTACAACCCGTCGCACGCGAACGCCACCCAGGACGATCCTCGAAAGGCTGATAAGAAGACGGCGCTGAAAATTACGAAGAAAAAATAAGGCACCAATCACAGAACAATGAGCGATTCAATTTCAAGCGTGAACCTCGCGGACGATTCAGAATACGTGTCCCTGTCCGTGGACACGACGAAACCGCCACCGTCGACGTCGACGTCGAGCGTGCGCCAAGCCGAAACCACGACAGCGTTTGTGCAACAAGAAAAAAATCTCTTGCAACATCAAACTGGAATGATGGATTCAACGCCTATCAGCGATCTTGTCATGGAAGACGGTGGTTTCATGGATCAACAACAACCGATGCTTCAGCAGCAGCCGAGAATGCAGGGTCTGCAAATGCAAGCCCCGGCGCATGGACACATGATGCCGATGATGCCCCAACAACAAGAAGAAGCCGTCAAGCCGGAGAGCAAGAACTTCATGAATTTGACGGACGATCAACTGATCGCTCTGGTGGCGGGCGTCGCCGCGAGCATCGCCATCAGTAAACCGGTTCAGGACAAATTAGTGACCAGCGTGCCGAACTTTTTGGACAACGCCGGATCTCGCTCGATGATCGGCTTAGCCGCCACGGGCGCGGTCGCCGCACTCGTGTTCTACATCACGAAGTCGTACGTGGTCAGTCGCTAATGTGTTCACCGCAGAATTGCGTCGGACCATCGATGCGTTCGTAAATGCCTAGACTGACGCATATCTTGGTCAGGTCCTTGT